ATTCAATTTAATAAACATTTCATTGTTCTTAATAGTGCTGTTCTCATCTCTTATCTATCTTACAAAATGTGCTAACCTCTTAATTGTTTAGAAATTTAAATAATATTAGCAATCATATGGAACCATATGATTGCCCGTATAGTGTAATGGTCTTAACACGGCAACCTTCTAAGTTGTAGATCTTGGTTCGATTCCGAGTATGGGTGTTTATAATCCAATCATATAGACCATATGATTGGAATGTTATCCTAATGGGATGGAGCGCCATCTAAAGTGGTGTGCGAAAGCAGAATTGGTTCGATTCCAATACATTCCATTCTTTTTTTATATATTTTATTCTTCCAATCATATAGACCATATGATTGGTAGGGTGTTCCGAGCGGCAAAGGAGGACGACTTAAGCTCGTCTGCGTAAGCTTCATGGGTTCGAGTCCCATCTCTATCATCATCTTTTTATATTAATTAAACTGTATAATTTAATTAATATCATTTAATCTATAATTTTAAGGTCCAGTAGCCGCCTTATTGATACGCATCTGTATCGGTAAATACATCTCTAAATATTCAATACCATTAATATTTTCATCCCAAAACTCATCATCTTCTTCACTCCATCCATTTATTAAATAACTAATAAAAAATTATATAATATAAATAAAAATTTTTATATTATATATATAATGCAGTTTAAAATGTCTGATATTGAACTTAGAAAAAGTAAATACAACACGCTTAATGAAAAATTATCGTATCTATCAAATGGATCTATTAAAAAGATAATATCTCTAAAAAAAATAGAGGAATTCAAAAAATGGGGTCTTAATAAGATCGTTACATTTAACAAACAAAAAATATTTATTAAAGTGATTCCAATAGCGAAACTATTTGCAAAAGATGAGAATCATCTAAATAGTGCAAATTTATATAAAATACCCGCATTTTATAATTATGGATTTGGAAGTGCTGGAATTAATCCTTGGCGAGAAGTATTACTGCATGTTAAGACCACAAATTATGTACTAACAGATAAATGTCATAATTTTCCTTTATTATATCATTATAGAATTATAGAAGATAATAATAACGATAATATTCAAGCGGGTATGAGTGAAAGATTATTAAATAGATGGGACCATAATAAAAATATAATTAAATATTTGAAAGATAGATCAAAATCAAAATATAAAATAGTATTATTTTTAGAGTATATACCAAATGTTGCTTGGCAGTACTTACAAGATAATCCAAAATTTGTAAGTTCATTTTATGATGCAACAATAAAAATAGTTTCATTTATGAATAAAAATGGAATATTACATAATGACGGTCATCTTGGTAATTATGTGATAGACGATAAAGAAAATGTATATATAACTGACTTTGGACTATCTCTTGACAAGTATTTTGATCTGGATAAGGGAGAAAAGCGATTTATGAAAATGAATAAAAAGTTAGATGTAGTATATACGATAGATAATATAATGGCAAATTACGTTCAGAAATGTATATATGATCCAAAAATAGAAACAAAATATGAATTAAAAAAATATGAAAATTCATTAATTCTAAGGAAATATTTGATAGATGATATAGATGTAATTATGAAAGATATTGATATGAGTAAATTTCAATATAATTTTATAAAAAAAAATAAGAACAAAATAATGAAATATAGTGGATTGAGAAAAGGATTCGAAAATTCAAAAAATAAAAATAATTACTTCTTAGATTCATTATAATATTCTGGTTATAGATAATTACATTAGAACAATTTTCTTAATAATATATATATATATGGAAAGTAATATGAAGAGTGAAGTGGAAAGTGATATGGAAAGTAAATATCTTTTAGATGAATTAAACGAAGAACCAATATCATCTAATCCTGAATGTAAAAAAAAAATAAAATCAATAAAAGCAAAACATGGGTTATGGAAGGAATATTTTATGCATAAACAAGACAAATATGAAAAAAAGATTGAGAAGTGTAATAAATTAAAAGACAAAATTACTCTATCTGATTATAGGTTTGAGGAAACAAAAAAAGAAATAGAGTTATTAGAGGAAGAAATCAAAAGGTGTAACAGTCTTAATAAATCTCTTATAAGTAAATATGAGAAAATAAAAAAAAAAGATGAAGAAGAAATAAAATTTTTGAGAGTATTATTTAATCCATCCAGATTGGTATTACCGCCAACTACTGGCAAAACAGTATCGGAATTATTGGAAGATGATAATGGATTAGAGTACAATGATAGTGACATTAAAAAAATACTATCAATATATGTTAAATATAACACGAAAACAGAAATATTGAGATATATGGAAGTTATTTTAAAGAACAGAAGGATGAGTTATAGAAACAAAAGAGATATGATAAAAATAATGTTAGAAGCGACTGAAAAAATATATGATTATGATTATGAGAACCTGATATTGGATAATGATTTGAATATTCAGCTGGATGATATAAATCTAGATAAAACTGTTACCAAAAATTTACCTGTTTTTGAAACTGTATTTAATATACCTAGTGGATCTTTGACAAATTTATGGATACCAATACGCAATTATGATAATGATTTGGTTCTTGATGAAGAAAAAGATGATGATATTGATTATGGTTCATTTAGACCAAGTGATTGGATACCAACACCACCGAGACTACCCACTACACCGAGACCACCTACAACACCGAGACCACCTACAACACCGAGACTATCCACTACACCACAGCCACAAGAACTGCGAATACCGAGACCACCTACAACACCACCAATAACACCGAAACCACCTACCACACCACAGCCACTAGAACTGCGAATACCAAGACCACCTACAACACCAAGACCAGACTATGTTAAAAAAATAAGTGGTGGTTATGAATTGCATCAGTGGTTTACTCATTGTTATTAAAAAATTAATAAATCAAAGATGGTGTATAAATTCGTATGACTAGAAAACAGATTTATCTCAACAATTAAAAAATAAAAATAATTATTATATTGATCCATTATGAAATTGTTATATTAAATTTTTCTGGATCTATTATAATACTATAAATGGCAGCAATGAATTTTTCTAAATATTTCAAAGTGAAGAATTATAATATTGGTGGTATCATGTCATTGTTAATACGTGAACTATATAATAAAAACAAATATAATAACATTCTGATTGTTAGAAGTTATACAACCGGACCTTTTTTAGACGACTTATTGTTAAAAAATCAAGATATTGATAGAATTGTATATTATACAGATAAAACAAATGAAGGTCCGTTTTTTTCGCTAAAAACTCCTTTGGAGTTTCCAGCCAAAGGGCAAAGCGAAAAAAAGACCTTCATTCATTCAGATGATCTAGAAAATCAATTGATATTACTAAATAAAAAATACGATTTAATATGCATGGATACCTGGCATGAATATAGAGAAGCATGTCGTGATTTTAAATTGATATCATCATTACTTAGTGAAACAGGAATTTTAATTTCACACGATTGTTATCCATGGAACAAAACAGTAGCAAATCCTAGTTATATTGAAGGTGCATGGTCTGGAGAAACATATATATCTTTTATTGAATTAGCATATAATAATCCAGATATGTTTTATGGTGTTCTAAATGTTGATACTGGAATTGGAATACTCAGCAAACAACAATTATACTTCCTATCAAACAAATTAGACAGAACCAAACAAGAACATTTATTACTATTACATAAAAATTCTGGAGACGCATATACATATTTTTCAAAAAATTCTAAAGATATTATAAATGCCGTTAAATTTTAATTGTTTAATATAATGATCTAAATAATAAATAATTATATCAAATTATGTGGCTCTTCCATCAGTATTTTGAGCCATTTTTGTCCTGTAGCACAAGTATATGCAGCGGCTGAAGGATGTGTAATACTATTCATACAAAAATATAGTCTTATACGTCTTTGAAGAGTTTGAGGCATTAAAGATGGATTTCTTAAAACAGCTTTTGATATTGTGGTCTGAATAGTTACGAGTAAAAAACATTCATTTTTTTGAGTATTTGTAAATGAATCTAACCAACCATCTCTATGATTTAAACCTAATCTTGAATAGAGATCAAATGCATGCAATCCTTTGAATGCATATTTTGGAACTTCTTGATATCTTTCTGTAGATCTAGTCTCAGTATGAATTTCTATGATCTCTCTATCATTAGGTGACAACATAATTTATTATAATAAAATATATTTCTAAGTCTTGCAAAATATTATTTTTATTGGTTTTTATACATATCATATATTGCTTCATTCATTGAATACATAAGTCTTTATTTTTAAATAATTATGCATTAAATCGGAACATAAAAATAACGATCATAAGTAGATAACTTAACTAATTTAAGTAAACCACCATTACCACTGTTATCTTTACTTTCATCAAAATTAATCCATCCATCTATATCGTATATTAATTTAGGTGCTGAACGACCTTGTAATCGTGTTGTTCCTTTTTTCAAGAATATAATATCCAAATATTTAGTCCCTGCTTTTAAAGTTGTTCCATTTAATACATCAACCTCATATAGTTGATATTTATTAAAATTATCAGGAGGAGGACGCGGTCCATTCGGTACAGATTCATCAACAGTCATAATGGCTCTAAAATCTATGTATAATTTTGTGTCTGAAAATTGTGTTAATTCATTTGTATCAAGATCTATATAAAATGTTGTATTACCAATATAAGGAGCAATAGTTTCTTGCAATGGTCCATGAATTTCTTCACTATCTGGTGCGTAAGTCGTAAAATTATTTGTATTTGAATTAAAAAAACTATCAAAAGAATTTTGGAAATTTTCAATTACATATACACCAGGTGCAAGAGTTGTAATTGAAGTTGTCTTATAAAATGCATTTACTGACACAGTATTGACTGTTCCAGAAGTTGATTCCTCAACAGATAATATTGCATATTGTCCTAGTTGATTTGTTGGCATAACCAAACTGAATGGACCTTCTGGTGTAGTGTTCCACAATATAAAATTATTATTACCTATACTTGGACGTGATGCTGACGTTACATATTTAACATTTGTAAAACTGGCGGTAGTTCCATTATCATAATAAATGG